TGACGCCGTACTGCTTCAGGGTCCGAGTGATTTCTTCGAGCGCGGCTTTCGGGTCGCCGCCGTTGAGGTTGATAACGACCGACGCGCCGCCCGCCACCGCACCGCGGCCCAGCAGGTCGTAGATGCCGATGTTGGTCTTCCACATGTCGTCCAATTTGGCCATCAGGTGACCTTCGCGGAGCCATTCATCGGCGCGGAGGTTGGCTAGGTCGTTGGCGGTCTGGAGTGTGTGCTTCGCAATGATATCTAGCGTTTTATTCATCCCGGCCATCTGGAAGTTTCCGATCACACCGGAAATTGCCGAGACGACGGAACCGACGGCCCCGACGATGCCAGCGAGGCCGGACGACGCCGCCGATGCTGCGCCGCCGATACCGCCGCTGACTTTCCCGGCCGCGCCGCCTAAATCGCCCATGCCGTCCGTCACGGACTTGACAACGCCAGTGCCACCGCCGAACACCTTGCCCATCAGCCCGCCAACGTCGAACAGCTTGTCCGTCAGCTTTTTCAGCGCGCCTTCGATCAGTAGGCGAGTGATGGACTGCGCGGCCTGTTTGGCCACGTTGGTCAGCATGTCGCCCAGCTTGCCGCCTTTGAAAATTATGTCGGTGATGCCGCGGGAGAGGTCAGTGGCAACGGTGGAAATTTGCTGATAGGCGGCTTTGCCGACCTTGCCCAGCTCCTTGTGTTGCTGCTTGAGCTGTTCCAGCCGCTCAGGCGTAATCATGCCCTGCGGCCCAACATTGGGGAACGCCTTGCCCGCGCCCGGAAAGTCGCTCATCATGCCGACGTTCCCAGCGCCGGGGAATGTAGGCATCTGCGCCTTCGGCAGCTTGTCGAAGTCGATCTTGAATGGGTTGCCGAGATCCGGAGCGTCGGATAGCTGACGATAGGACCGAAACAGAAGATCCAAGGAGCTTGCCACTCGAATAGCAGCCGAGACGGTGACCACCTCGTACTTCTTCATGATTTCCGACATGTGGTTAACCGCTTCGCTCTTCTTTTTGTCCGCATCGCGGAACATGTCGAATAGAGCCAGCAGTTCCATCGTCGGTAGCTTGGCCGACTCCATGGCCTTGGCGTGGGCTATGACGCCTTTTGCGCCTTCTTCGTGAGCCTTGCCAGCCGCGCCCGCCAATGGTGTAAGCGTCTGTAAGCCTTTCGCTAACTCACGCAGCTTGCCGTTATACGTCTCCTGTGTCATCACGCCAGTGGCCAGCAGTCCGTCGTAAACGCGCAATTGCGCAGCCGCCGCGCCGCCATGCTTTTGGATGGACTCAGCGAGCCGCGCCCCGGCAAACGTCATATTTTCGGACGACTGAGCGACTTTCTTTTCGGCGTCCCATAGCTGATTTAGCGTCCCGATCAGATAGACGACAGATCCGGCCGCGACGAGCGCGCCAGCGTAAAATAGCCCCAGCGCAGCGGTCGCGCCAGCGGTTCCAGCCTGCACCCCAGCCATGGCCGCGATATAGTTCCCAGCCGCCAGCCCCCACGCGCCAATTGCGGCCGTGATGGTTCCAAATAGCTTGTACAGCTTGAGGAGCGCGGCCGTAATGAGAGCCGTCTTCTCGATCATTAAAGCCAGGCCAGTGATTGCCAGCGGCGCAGCAACAGCGACGGCCCCAAGGCCCAACGCTAAATCCTGCGCTGGTTGCGGCAAATTACGAAACTCGGCCGCCAGCGCCTTTGCCTTCTCGATGCCAGGCGTCAGGAAGTCATCAAGCACACGCTGGGCAATTGGCAGGAGCGTCTTCCCGAACTCGGCCGCCGCGTCCTTCGCGGCCATCTGAATGTTCTCCCAAGAGTTCTTGTAGGTGTTCCCGGCGCGCTCGCCCTTTGCTAGTTCGTCGGTGATGATCTGGATGAACTTCTGCGAGGAAATCCCCATGCGCTCGAACGTCTTCGCCGGATCGCCCAGCGCTTCGGCGCCGAACTTTTCCTTGATAATGGCGGCGAGTTGCGGGATGCGCTCAATGATCGGGTCGAGGTTTTCTTTCGTCACCTTGCCGACGGCGCCCAGTTGGGATAACTGCCGGATGACCTCGTTGAAGTCTTCGCGCCCGCCACCGACTACGGCCAGCGCGTTGCCGAGTTCGGCCATAATGCGGCGGGACTCGTTGGCGGAATTGCCGAGGATCTGAAGACGAACGGTGCCCTTAATGGCCTCTTCCAGCCCCAAACCGGGCAGCTTCGCCACCTCGCGCAGCTTCGCCATTTCGGCGGCCGTGGCTTCGCTCGTTTTCATCACGGCTTTGAGGCCCATGGTGAGCGATTCCATATCGGAACCGGCCTTGATGGCCGCGGCGCCAGCGGCGATCAGCGGGGCAGAGAATCCAATGGAGAGCGCGGTGCCCGCCGCCGTGACGTCGGAGGCGAACCGCTTCACTTTGTTCAGCGAGCGGTCTACCTGCTTGTCGAAATCGTCGGTGCTCGCGCCAATGCGAACGATGAGATTTGAGAGGATTGGCATGATTTACCGGCGTCGCGTGGGAGTAGAAGGGGGTTGCTGTGACTTCGCGGCCTTGTCCATCTCCGCGTTTTTGATGCGCAGGTAGGCGGCCCATTCGGTCATCTCAGAGGAGGACATCCGCGTGCTGAGTTCGCACACGGGCATGTGGAGGAGTTCGGCGAGCGCGAAGAGGCTTAGACGCTCGCCTGTGAGTTTTTTTCAAGGTCTTCGGCGGATTCCTTGAGGATGCCGGACAGCTTGAGTATCTTTTCGCCGATCAGTTCGACGGCCGCGGCCGACTTCGTGAGGAGCATGTCCTGATGCGCGCGCTCAAATACGGGCTTGTCGTTTTCCGGGTCGAGCGTGCAGGCGATCACCGCGCGCACGGTTGCCAGGCGAGTCTGCCCCTGCGCATCCTTTACGAAGTCCACCCGCTCGCCCGCGTTGAACTCGCGCACGCGGACCGTCTCCCCCCACTGGGGAACAAACAGGTCTTCAGTCTTCAGTTCGGCCGCTAATACGCGGTCCAGGATCTTGCTCATTGGGCTCCTTTGCCGTGATCGTGATAGTTCCGGGAAGGTTGAGCACCCACCCGTTCTGAAAGTCGATTGCCGCGCCGTCTCGCTCAACGCGGTTGATTTCGGACGCGGGCACGACGAGCGCCCGCGCCTGTTTGTCGTAGTGCATTACGTGGTTGAGAAGTCCACTTCGCCGTGAAGCGCGAAAGAAACGTTTTCCTTGATGAGTTCGTTTTCGCCGCTGGTGATGCCGGCGCTCGACATGTGCCCGGCGGCCATGAAGCGGTCATTCCCGGCCAGGTTCGTGTAGAGGTAGAGCACGTAGTAGCTGCCGAGGTTCGTGTTGGCGAAGTAGGCGTTATTGTAGAAGCGCTGGAATGAAATCGTGCCGGATTTCATGACCAACGTGCGCTCTTTCCACGTGTCGCCAAACGTCTGCGACTCCTCGGTGATGACTTCGGAATCGTAGGACCACTCAAACGCCTGCGCGGCCTGCGCCAGCGTTAGGTATTCGGCGGTGATCGTGATTGTTCCGCCGGCGGTGTACCCATTCGTGAGGGTGATCTTCCCCGATGCCCAGCCAATTTGATAGTTGGCCTTCGGCACGGTCGAGACGCCGTCCAGCACGGTCACGGCCGCGTTGGGATTGATCGCCCGTTTCGCCGTGTCCGTGATCTGGTAGACGCCGCCACCGAGGGAGGTTACTGCCTCCCCCGTCATGGCGGTGCCCGATCCGGTGGCGATGTAGATGTCGGCTGCGTTTCCTGCGAGTACGGCCATGATGGCTCCTTAGGTGTAGGACAGCGCGCCGGTTCCGGTGAAGGTGTAGGAGGCGGTGATGATGCCGTTTTCCGGCGCGGAGAATGACGCCTGAACGAAGGCGCTCCCGCTGTAGTAGTTCGTTCCGTCCACGTAGAACCGGATAGCGACCGTGGATCCGGCGAGAAACGCGGTTTTCAGCGCGATGTGGCCGTTGGTATCGGCGGTGTCGAGACGGCCGGAACCGCTGCCGCTCCATTCCTTGATGGTCGAGGTGCGTTCTTTCCAGGTGTCGCCGAAGGCTTGCGTCTCTTCGAGTCCGGTCTGAACGTCGAGGGACCAATTGTCCATCTCGCCGATTGTGTTCGTGCTGATCTTGAGCGTGGCAGCATTGCCGACCATTACAGCCATAGGGGCTCCTTTCGCCTCACGGCGATAGCTAGAAGTGGGTGGCGGAACATCTCACGACGTGCCGCCGGCACCCGCGCCTAAATGGCGTGGATGATGTCAAATTCAAGGACCACGGAGTAGAGCTTTGCGCTCGTCTCCAGGTCGTGTTCAAACTCGTTACGCCGCCCGTTGAGGTGCGTGCTGTGAACCGTCAGCGAGCCGGCCGCGGTGGTGATTTCGGCGGCGTGGTTGATGACGTTGGCGTAGACCAGATCGGCCAAGTCTTCCGCGGCCTTCGGGTTGCCCTGCGCCATGCAGTACAGCGCCACCGGGCGCCGCGTGGCCGTTGGCGCGGTCGAGCCGATGGAATGGAATGGCGCGGAGTCGATCACCTCGATAACGATGGCCGGATAGTCCACCACGCGCCCTTGGTCTGCGTGCATGTCGTACACCCGCGTTCCAGTCAGGTCAGTGATGGCCGATATAGTCTGGAGGTACTTGTAGAGCGCCTGGTAGATCCTCATGCAGCCCGCCCGAGCGCATCGAATGCGGCCTTAACGCGCGCTTCTAGGAGCCGCTTCACGTTGTTTCGCTGTGCACGGATGGCGTCACGGAAGAACGGAATCGGACGGCTGCCGGGGTGCTGCACTTTCTTCGCAAACCGCTTGAACAGGTTGCCGAACATGAGGAACTTCTTATCCTTCGGCGTGACCGTGTGGGCTTTGGTGCCGAACTCGACCAGATGCGCGTGCGGTGCCGCCTGTTTGAGCGTGTAGGCGTAGGCTTGCAGAAACGTCTTGAATTGCCGCCCAGCAGCGGCGGAGAGCGATCTTTTCAGGCCGCCCGGTGCGATGGCCCGGCCACGGTAATTCGTCGCGTATGGTGCCACTGGCGCGCGCGCTTTGGCCGCGTCGCTGATGAGGTTCGCCCCGTCGAGCAACGCCGCGCGGACTTCGGCACCTTGCGCGGTTTTCTTGAGCTTTTCCAGTTGGCCGGCCAGTTCCGTGAGCCCTTCAATTTTGATGTTCAAATTGTGACCTCAGAACATTGCAGCGAGAGCATTTCGTTGCGCTCGTCGGGGTTGGCGATGGCGCGGATATTGAAGTAGCGGGCGGCGTCCGAGTTTTTCGGGTCCGTGAACTTCACGCGCATGTCTGGCGTGTACCCGGCCTTGTAGCGGACGGTGATGGAGTGCGAGAGGTCGGAAATTGTCTGCTTCGCCTGGAAGAACTCGCGCCCGCCGCTGGTTTCGATTGATCCCCAGCACTCGGCAAACGTGGACCATGTTTCCGTGCGGTCGCCGTTGGCATCGACGGATAGGCTTTTCTGCTCGATTAGGAGCCAATGGCGGAGTTGGCCGGCGCGCATTACCAGATCCTCCAGTTGACCAGCAGCGCGCGGCTGCCCAGTTCCAGCGCCTTGCTTTCGACGCTGGCGGAGTTGCCGAGGACGACATCTTCGCGGTGCTCGTACAGGTGCGCAGCGATGAGTAGGATTGCCGCCTGGATCTCGTATGGCGCATCCGCTGCCGTGGTCCACCCGCAAACGAACTGAATTTCGATAGGGTCGAGGACGCGCAGGGTTGTGGATGGCCAGGATTGCGCATAGGACAGCGCCAGGACGCCCGGATCACGGGCGGTGGATACTTCCCAGTAGTCCGCGGAAAACGTCGTCTGCGTGCCCGCCGTGTCGGTGTATTTCACGTGGGTGACGCTTTGAAGTTGTCCGAACGGCATGGTAAGCCGGTCGCCGCATGGGAAGGCGTCGAGGAACCATTTCCACGTCTGCGTCACTAGCTTGCGCCCGGTGATTGTCTCCACATACGCCTGTGCCGCCCGCACATACGGCTGGTACTGCTCGGGCGGTTGCCCGGCCGCGCGCGCGTGCGCCTCCATCTGCGCATCGGTGATGGCAAATTCGGTAGGCGCGGTGACTAGGGTGTAGGCGTGGGAGGTCATGGGATAATTGGCTATGCCTGATCGCGTTGAGTGCCCGACGTGCCACCGGTCGCACGATGTTAGTTGGGATAGCCCCGAAGAGGTTGGGCCGGATATTTGGCGGTCATTCCCTGTTCCGATCACGTGCGCCTGTGGCGCATTTTTGTCGGCTGGGTCAATTAACGCTCTCCTGTATGCCTCAAAAGTCGGGGCGGAGGAGCCGCCCCGGTCAGTACAGAGGAGATGACTAGTCGAGAGCGGTGTTGGTCGCGGAGCCGCCGAACTTGGGACCGAGGAGAGCGATGGCGATGCCGCCCAGAACGGGCGAATCAACCACCTCGACAGCCTTCAGGCGGGCGTACTTATAGCCCGCGCTGGCGAGTTCCTGCGCATCCACCTGGACGGCGTACATCTGCGAGGAGCCCGCCGTGGTGGCGAACCCGGCCGACGTGGTGGCCGTGACGGCGCCCTGCACGTCAGTGCTGGTGATGGCCTTGTAAAAGAACGGAACCGCCGTGGTGTTGCTTGGCGTCACGTCGTCGCAGGCTTCGACGGTGATTGTGCTGGTTCCCGTGGCGCCGACTCCCTTGTAGACAAGGAACAGGACGCCTTGGTGGTTAGAGACATCGACAACATCGGATGCGACGGTTCCGGCAAAGGCATCGGCCACCGGAGCGAGGCCCGTAATGAAGTGCTGATTTTGGAGTTCTTCGTAACGCATTGGTTTCCCTTTCGTTTCATGCGCGGGCGACTACGCGCCGCCCGCCCGGTGGAGTTGGTTAGCTGCGGGTTTCGACCGTGACAAACGGCGATTGCGTGGCGCTGCCCTTGAACGGCGTCAGCGGCTTGCGTACCATCGCGTGCCCGTTGAAATCCGTGGACCACTTGAACGTCATTTCGTCGTAGATGAAACGGACGTGCATGGACTGAGCCGAGCGAAGCCCGCCTTGGGAAATCGTCACGTACTTGGACATATTCGCCAGAACCACGTCGCCCGCGGTGCCGAGGGTTTCGGCCTGCTCCACGATGACCACGGGGTAGCCAAACAGCGTGCCGAAGTAGGGCGAGCCGGAAGCGTTGCCGTTGGGCAGGAACACTGGCATCTGGCCGACGGTCATCAGCGGAAGTTGGCCGATGGTATCGCGGTTGATGAACCAGCGGATCGTGTCGCCCGGGCTGGCGAGCAAACGGGACAGCATCGACGTGGCGTTTTCGATGACGAAGGTGGCGGCGGCCTGCGCCGATTTCTTGGTCACTGGAACCAGCAGCGAAGCGCCTTCGTAGCTCTGCGTCGCAAAACCAAGGCACTGGCCGACGCCGGTACCGCGCCAAATTTCGTTATCCTTCACGAACGCCATCTCGGACGCAAACGCGCGCTCCAGGATCGTGCTGGTGGCCGGGGCGTTCCGCAACTGCCGGTCCGTCACGTAGGCCAATCCCTTGAGGGTTTCCAGCTTCAGGTCGTGACGGGCAAACTTCGGCTTGGTGGACGTGGGCGCGTCGGCCTCACTGGCACGGTACACACGCACGCCGCCCCAGCGGGAGCCGGTGGCGCGGGAGGTTTCGTCGATGTACGGCAGCTCGATACCGTCCGAGCCTTCGCCAATCGGCACATCGAACGCCAGCGGCGCGATCTGCCCGATTTCGGCGGCCTTCTGCAGGAGGACCGTTGAGAAGTCGGTGCTGACTAAATACCCGCCTTCGCTCGGGACCGTCGAATTGACGCCAGAGGCGTGCAAGTTCGTCTCAAACAGGCGCTTGTCGATCTGCCCGCCGTAGCCGTGGAACGAGCCAGCCGGCGACTGGGCGTAGGCGATGGCCGCAAGCTGCTCGCCAAAGTTGGCAAACGGGCGCTTCGCTTCGTTGTCGCTGGTCACCCGCGCCGGTTCGCGCGTGGCGTTGGCCTTGGCCTTGGCTTCGAGGGCTTCGACGGCGGCAAGTTCCTGTTTGGTTTGGTTCAGTTCCGCCTCTTTGGCATCCACGGACGTCAAGTGGGCGACTGGGTCGGCCGCGGCTTCCGTGGCATTCAGCAGGGCCTGGTATTCGGCCGTAGTTGCGGCCAGCTTCTCAAGGAGTAGCTTTTTCTTCATGTGTTCCTCCTGCCTCCCGGCAGTAGTTGGTTAGTGGTTAGCGGCCAAGGACGCGGAAACGGCGTTGCTTGAGCGCAAGCGCCAGACGTGCCTTTTGTTCGCTCTGATCTGCTTCGCTGGCCGCGCCAGTGGGTGCAGAGAGGTCGGTGAAAAGCTCTGCCGGTACTTCCATGTGGCAGTCACTCAGAAATTGGGCGGATGGGTCAGCACCGCGCGAGACGAGGGAGACGTGGAACGGCTGCCACTTGGTAGCGCGAAGGTGCGGAATGCCCTTCTCGACCGGTTCGGCCTTCACTAGCTCGCCGGTGATCCGCGCGGCCATCGAAACATTTGGCAGATTGCGCTTGTCGATGTCCTGAATAATGCCCGCAAATTCCTGTCGATCAGAAAACCGAACGCCAGCGAATCCGCGGCCGTTTGTAATCCTCGCGCCTTCGATCACGCCGAGCGTGTGGTCGATATCTTCGACGTGATCTACCACGAACGGAGCACGGCCGCTGTTCAACAGCGAAAGGTCCACCGCGTCCGGTTCCATTGAGAACGAGAGGTGAAACATCTTCCGGCCGTCGGTGCGCAGCACGGGCGTGCCAGCATAGAACATGATTTCACGGACTTCTGGCGCGTTGGGTTGAGCGGCGAGGACTTGCCCGCCTGAAATGAATGTCGTTTTCACTGCGCCACCGCCTTCTGTTGTGTCTGCCCGGCCATCGCCACCGGGATCATCGCGCCCTGCACCATGTACACTTCGCCGCCGTCGTAAGGGTTCATGTTTTCGCGCCCGCGAATCTCGTTGGCGTTGATGGCGCCGATGTTGCGCAATGCGGAATAGTAAGCCGCGCGGCCTGCTGAATCACCGCGCATGAGTGCATCCAAATTAAACTCGGCAAAGAACAGGGCGGACTCGCGCGGCCCGAATAGCTGCATGTTGATGCGCCGTTCGATACGGGTACACTCAGGCCGGATGGTGTTGGTTGCCCATTCCAGGCCCTGGTGCTCGATGTTGTTATTGGTGGACCGCGACAGTTCGCCAATCATGTGGAGTGGGACGCGGTACATGCGGGCGATCTCTTCCACTTGGAACTTCCGCAGCTCCAGGTATTGCATGTCTGTGTGATTGATCGGAACCGTTTTCAGTTCCATGCCCTCTTCAAGAATTCCCAACTTGCCGGCGTTACGGACGCCGCCGAAGTGCTTCATGAAGTATTCGAGAATTCCCTGTTTTGCCTTGTCGGATAGCGTGTTTGGGTGGGCAATGTAAGCGGGTGGGGCGGCGTTGTTGCGAAAGTAC